GTTTCAGTGCCAGTTGCACCAACTGCGTGTACAATAATACCTTGTACACCAGAAATAGAACCAGTAACAGTTCTACCTATAAAATCTGTAGGACTGATATAGGAATTTGCACCATTTAAATCAATCTTTACATATGTTGCACTAATATCTACTGCAGATTGTCCAGGCACCACCATTGCACCTTCTTTGAAGAAATGGTCTGCCATGTTTGCAATTTGTTGTTGCAAAGTAGTTTGGATTTGAGTAAGTTCACGCGCCTGTACAGAATGGCCTGGCTTGAATAAAATTCTCAAATAGCCTGTATTTACATCATAATCATCGTAATACGGTGTTACATTAAAATTTGTAGCCATGTTTTCTCTCTTGTTCTAGATACTACTTAAATTAGAATTCAAAGACAACTTTAATATCTTCGATTTGGTCGACAGCACGCGAAACTGGTTGTCTGTTTTCTATGTATAATACTTTTCCAGTACCAGTATCGATATCAAAAATTGTCTGTCCTGCAGTACCATAATTAGGATGTTTTGGGCCTCTATAAGAAGTACCGTATGCAAGTTTATCTGTATATTCATCAACTGGATCACTTAAAATAACAATTTGTCTGAATACTGATCTATCTCCAGTTACAGGGAATACAGATTCTGTAACATTTGTTACACCATCTTCTGATCTTGTATCTTGTTCATCATATTCTAGTTTGAGTGCAACCATCGCATAATAACCACCCAATTCTTCAACTGCGTTAAATCCATGTCCAGTTGTAGGCGAAATGATTGGTTTTGCTTTACATGCAGACACACTAGATGATGATACATTTCCTGCCGAGACAGTTGCGGTTGCGTTAGTGTATCCTGTACCTTTATTGGTAATCATTACTTTTTTAATTTGGTCGCCCTGAGTAATTCCATATGCAGTAAATCCTGTACCATCACCATTAATTTCAACATCTGGTGCAATAACAATACTACCAGAACCACCCTCTCCCTCTAGAAATGCATTTTCAATTGTGATTGTTGCAACATTGGTAGAAGTATTAAAATTCCAATTACTAATTTTTCTTTGTACTGGAGTAGTCGCACCAGTTTTTGTAAATACTACTGCATAACCAGTATAATCATTTGTTGCGAGTGCAGTTGCAGTTCCAGATAAGGTTACTGCAAAACTTAAAGTGCCCTCTGCAACTGTTGAATTGGATTGATTAATATTTTGATAATATCCAGAACCACCAGCATGGCCACTATTTACATTATCATCAGTAATTTTAACCCAATCAATTCCACCAGAATTTGCGATTGCATTTTGTTTAATTTGCCACTGTACATAATCAGCAGTCGCGGCATTTGGTTCTGCAGTCAAAAACTTAACAGGTACATAATCCTTTGTCAAGAATTTTAATGATGCATCTAAATCTACAGAATACATATATTTCCATGCATAACCATCACCAGTTTCAATAATTGCATTTGTTGGTGTACCAGTTGGTTTTACTGTAGATTTACCAGGCTGCACACCAACTGCAGCATCTTTCCAACTAGTATTATTGATACATTTATAAACATTGAACTGGTTGTTGCCTTCTGTCAAGATATATCCATTAGGAATAATTTCTTCTACGTTGTCATGTTCATACATTGTGTATTGGGTATCAGTATTCCAATCAATTCTAGGAATTGCAAGAGAGATTGTGTCTGCAGAAACTTTCTTGAGTGCCAATAGATCAGATTTTGTTGTATTATGATATCCGACAGAATCTTCTGGAGTTGGTGGATTACTGTCATCATCCCAAGATGAATACTTACCAATACCCATGTAAAGATTGTTGAAAAGTGACCTGTTGTAGAATGCCCAAGAGACACCCCCATCAGTTACAATACCTGACAAATGAGTTGGTGGCACTGTACCAGAAACCCCACCACCATCTGGTCCTACTGCAACATACAAATTTGAATTGTGCAAAACAACATCACCCTCATTGTAGGAATTACTTTCTTTCCACAATGGTGATTGTTCATTAATAGATTCAATGAACTGCTGTGCATTGAAAATTCTAAGTTTGTTGGTAATAATAGCAGACATTTTTATAATACCCTTTATAGATTAATTTTTTTTTGTTTCTTTTATTTATAAGATTTTTTTGTGTCAAATCTGTTGCAACTCTTTTAATTCCGCAAAACTTGTAGGTTCAGTAGAATATTGTTGAATAATTGTTTCATGAGTGATGTTTGTGCGCGTATTATATTTGGTCATTACATCATCAATACTTTCTAAATATAGATTATTATCAACACTTTGTGGTGTTTGATTAAATTTCATTCTTTCAACTGATGCGAAAGTCATACCAGATAATAAAGGCCCGTCGACTCCTGCAGTATCCTTAGATATAACTAAATGTTTAGGCATCAGATTTACGTGTGCATCTAACACTGCGCGATAAGATTTGTCGTAGCTTGACATTATATTTTGTATTGTTTCTTGTTGCCAGTCATGATCTGTACCATCAGTAACACCTAAATACTGATTATTTCCATATGTTGGAACCATTCCAAAGGTATTATCTCCATTTGGATTTTGCATAATAGTATGTTGTGTACCTTTCATATTAATATTATTAAATTCTCCATCAAATCCATAATAATCAAGATATGGCGACCCTTCTGCCTCTTCGTATGGACTAAATCTATATCTAACTAGATTATCAAATGGGAATATTGCAGAAAAATTAAATTTGAATCTTTCTAGTGATTTATAAGTACTACCACTCTGTGGCAAATCTCTAGATTGAATTTTTACAATAAACTTTTCATCTCTTGGGTTTGCGCCGTCTCTGATTGAACCAATCCAAGAACTATTTACTCTTTCAACATTACCCCTAGTTTTCTTATCCCATCTAAACTCTATATTATTTAGTGGACTTTCATTGGGTAAATTTAGATAACTATTTTCTAAAACAACACCAAACATAACAGTATTATTTACACTATCTTCTACTGCACTAATAATTTTATATCTTGCCCAAGGCCTTGTAGATTTCCATTCATCATCTACAATATTTTTTTCTGACACATTATAGATTGTAAAAGTTCTTTCTAATATTTCACCACCATAGAAAAATGAATAATCTTTACCATAACCATCTAGTTGATTTAATCCAACATATTTAACATCACTCCAAGTGGTTGCATTAGTAAACCCATCACCCAATAAAGCATATCTACCAGAACCAGTATCTACTGATTGTCCAGTTGGTGTATCATCACCTACTCCATATAATTCATTCATTGCAGATTGTCTATTGTTGTATACAATAGTGTAACCATGCGACATGATATCATTAGAGTTTTGCGCCTCTGTACTTCTTACAAAAACTTTCACATGACTCAAATATGAGGCCTCATCTATAATGTCTTGGTCTGTACCTATAACATGTCTGATTACTAAATCGTCTGAATTGTGTGTTATCCAACCAGTGTCGATAATTGCAAACCCATGATTTTCGTAGGGATCTGGATTCCCCGCCCATGGTGCATATGAATATGTTTTATTGTTAAACCAAGTATATGTAGTTTCTCCAAAGGTTTCTAATGTTGTTGGATTAGGTGACGCAAAAGATTTAGTCCATATTGCAAGATCGACAAATTCTCCAAATTGGTTTTTATATTGGAGTTTATTAATTTCGTTATCATGACTATCTACATGATGCCATGCGACTTGATATTTAACCTGAGTATGTTGTGGTAATTGAACTGTTAAATCAACATCTTCACTTGTAAGTGGGCCATGTGCGTGTACTGGGCCCAAGTCACCAAATTGTTCCATAAAGAAAGTATCGGTGTTACTCCAAATACCATTAGATGTTCTTGCATCGTTTCCTTCATCCACTAACTTTTGTTCGGTGTCTCTATCAGTCCAAGTGCCCAATCCGTCCATATTTTTAACTGTAACATCAACATTCTTGATAATCTCATAGAACAAGAATAGGTATGCATCTTTCAGTCTTTTACCTTCGACTTTGGATAGTAGTGTCAATTCACCAAACATCATCATACCAGCTGGGTGGATGACTTTTTTAACAATATCTCTCCACTCATCAATAACTCTACCAACTTGAATTACATAGGAATAATCCTGCCATAGATAACTATCATGTATTCTATTATTATCCGATAAGAAACCTTGGTCTGAAACAAAAGAACCATCACGCACACATAAAGGTCCAGTTATGGGAACAACAACTGCAGTACCATCTCCTAATCCTGTTAAATCTAGTGTTGGTGGAGTGACATATCCAATTCCAAATCCATCATATGCATCATTTGGGTCATTTTGAGTAATTTTAATATCTTTAATTCCACCAATAGTATCTCCTTTTGCAAGTAAAGTTGCACCAAGACCCTGAGAAACATAACTACCAGTTTGTTCTGAAACAAATGTTGATGGTGGAATGATATACCCAAATCCACCTGTCATTAAGTCAACTCTTTTTACACCACCCCTAGGCATCTCTGTCCAATTAATTGTAACACTATAATAATCTGGAATTGGTACAGGACGCAAAGATTTTAAATCATCACCAGAACGTATGGTTAAATCGTCTACAAAACCAGTAGTATCACTCAAAAGTCCAGTGATAGAATCCCATGTTTCTGGTTTCCCGCCGGTATCATAAATTTCTTCCATAATAGTAAGTTTATTATTTGCAATTGCATAATAATATTTTGCATTACTATTTTTAGTATTCTCTGCATTAACTGCAATGTTTGATTTTTCGACGGGGTCAAGTTCCCATTCATATAAAGTTTCTACATTGGAGTTAGCGGCATCCAAGAAAGTTGTATATCTGTTTCCTTTAGTAATTCTAAATGAGTCAAAATATGCAGCGATATAATCCCCCATATCAAGTTCACCAAATACTCTAAATTCCGTATCTTCCCATGCAGCGCCACCTTGACTATGGTTACAATATCCATAAGGAGATAAACCAGCAAAAACATTTCCCCAAGAATAATCAGAAAGTTTGAATGTATGTTCTGTTGTTGGGTCTAAATCTGCATCTGTATGCGTTGCATTTGTAGTAAATTGGGAGACACTTACAGTAAATACATCTCCAACATCCCTAGTAACTTTGATTCTTGATTTGTTGCCTTGCCAATCACCGGCAAGACCAGGCGCCAATGAGTTTCCATCAAATACTAATTCCGCATCTGATTGCAAATGGTTATACCAAATTTGATAACCGCCACCCGACAATGTACCTTGCATCGATCTTAATACTGATAAACTATGTTCTTTTCCTGTATCTGGGTCTTTGTAAAATCCTATCAATGCACCAATTGTGTCATTATCACCACCAGAGGCCGTAACGGTTACTCCAAAGTCATATTGCGAATAACCAGAAGGAGAGTAAAATCCTGTTAACCGCGCCAAGTTTGTTGTACACTCAATTCTATCTAAACTTGAATTATATGTGAATGCATTCAAATCACTTGCATCTGCTGGAAAATTATTTGAACTATCGTGAGAAAATCTCCCCCAAGTATCAAAAATTTGTTGTCTTGTTGGTGGTGGATCATCTGACCCTAAACCAGCATCACTGTCTGCAGCAATAAACAATCTGTCAGTAGATTCAATATCTGCACAATCCACAGAAAGTGCATTAAGGACAAGGGCCCCATTTAAATAAATTTTTGTGCCACTACCCACAACTGAATGTACTGCAATATGATTCCACGCACTATAACTAATTGGTAAAACAACACTTGCCACCTCGCTATCTTTATTCTGGATAATAA